TCGAAAATAAGGCATACGTGTGATGGTCATATCCATGGTCTTGGAAAGCCTCATATCAAAGGTCGCTAAGTCGGCTCTATTTTGCACTTCATCGGCGAGATAGGTGAAAGGCGCTCCATTGACTGTATTTGAAGAACGCACAGAAATCCCATAAACGCGAGAGCCTCTGGCAAATCCATACAAACGAGAAATATAAGACAAAGGCGTTTCAAGCTCAGTCAACCAGTTATTACTTATCCCAAGAAGCTTTCCTCCCATTCGATTCGTCAGAGCGGAATCTCTATAGCCACTACAATTTTGATAATAGTCAGGGTCGATAACCAGGACGTGATGAGAAGTTGGAGGTTGCACATCGGCGGCACCTGCGTTTGTCATATCATGAGGATATAGAGCATATGCTGGGGCCATTCGTCGTGTCAACACCCTTAAATTAGTAATTACTTCTCCAGATGTTAATCGAGCCTGGGATTTGGGGTTAATTCGTTTCATAGGGATGAACTGACTTCGAGGCGCTCGTTGGTTGGAGGTCAAGTTCTGTACAGATGCTCCAGAAGTCGCTGTCCCGATAGGCGCAGAAAACATTTTGTTGGATGGTCTCTCATTTGTTGGTCGTGAGGGGGCTAGATTGTCACTCGGGGGTATTACCTCAGGTCCAACCCCTGGTGCAGTAGCGTCAGATTCATGATGTCCAAACAAAATAGGTTCTTCATGTTGTTCATCTTTCTCTTCAATAGCAAGCAACGTAGGTAGCGTGTCAGGTGGAGTGTCCATCAATGAATAATCATACCACCTCCTCGAAAAGTCCTGCCGATGAAACCCACTATCGTGTGGAAGATAGTTACCAAATGTTGGTGATGCAAAGGTCAAGTCTTCGCCTCCAGAGTACCAATTTAGAACAGATATAGAACTTGATGTTGTTGAAGCTGCGACCAGTTTATTGAGCACAAAAACCACTATGGCTCCGTTCTGAAAATTTCGATAGGCTGCCTGTCGTTCTCCAAGCTCGGGTACTAAAGTGTTTGTTAATGTATAATTTTGATCATCCAATACAACCGAAAGGAAAGGTGAATCAGATACGTAGGGTACTTCAAAAGAAATGTCAGATGAGTCAGTTATGTCCCAAACAACTGAGTAAAAATTTCCGGCCTCCTCAATGTCGTACGTCCCGTTTGAGTCATAATCTGGAATATAGACAAGCATTAATCTACCTGCGTGGAATGGTGTAGAAACAGCCTCCAGACGCACGGCGATGGATCCAGCCCACATATGGAACATTGAGGCGACATAGGACATGGGTGTCGGGGCGAAAAGTCCATCAGTTAGTACTGACGTGCCAGGTATAAACTCAGAAACTCCAGGGTGGATCGGAAGCACTGTTACTATTTTACCAATATCATCGGTATCACTCCATAACCATTGTGAAACTACTGCCGGTTTTGAGACCACGTAGCTGATTTCCATCTCATCGAGGGGACAAGGAAAGAAACGTCCAGATTGATCTACTGTATTATCCACGGAGGAAGCCAGTTTAACAGTGGGTAAAGCACCATCTGAATTAGCCCAAGCCGCACGGTTATGACTGACAAATTTTGTTGGGCAAGATGTATCAGGAGGTTTGGAAAAGCCAAAGAAGGCAGCAACATTAGATGCTACAGAA